CGGTTGCAGATTCCATAACTGGCCTGAAGATGTCTAGGGCCGAGTTGAGGATGGCGGAGGTGTCCAGATCTCCCCCGCCTGACCGAAGTTCTAAAGAGTCCATGAAGAACGCTCTGGAATTTTCAACTAAAATTCGAAAACAGGATTTTCGCAGACCCGTCCTTGACTTCTAAAAAGTTGTAGTTGATAGCATAGACCCTGATGGCTCTAGATGAACCGCTACTTGGGTTCAGATTCAATTTCAAAATTTGATTCTGAATTCGGGACATGTTGACGCCGCCTGAGGGTCTACGGGACTCTGGGTCCAGACTGAACGAGTACATATAGAAATAGTAACTCGGGACGCGGGTGTGAAATTCAAGACCCTGGATGACCCGCAGGAAAAGGGGGGTGCCGACATCTGTCGATATACGCTCAGTTGAGTTGAAAAACAATTCAAGACTAGAAATCTGTTCGACGTTCGCAGAGGCTGTAAAATCATAGCCATGAGCCGTGTCATTTTGGATCACAAAATAGAGTTCCTTGACCACGTTTACAAACCCAAGGTTACAGCGGACGGCGGTGGCACTTGAGGGGGCTGAAAACTCTGCCAACTGGACTTGTTCCACAAGGTGAATCTGAGGGGTCTTGCGAATGTACTCGATTTCTTTTTGGCCTAGGTATGTGTATTCCACATGTAAAAAAGAGGTTATGGGTTCTGTGACGTAAATAGGGGGAACCGTAAAAGTAGCAGAAGGGTTTGTGACTATACGGAAGGTGACAGGCTCTTTGAATGCGCAAATGGGTATACCTTTTTCGAGGATAGAAAAAGGTAAAGGAATCGTGTAGCTCGAGGCGGCGACTGTAGTGCCTTTACCTATGAGACCGAGAAGAGCGGGTTGTTTACCCTGAGGAACTTCTATGTCGTACTTGAGTGCTATAAACTCACCATATATACGCTCTATGAGTTCAGAACCTATGTAAAGGTCGACGTAATTTATGAGAAGGGTCCCTGCAGACTCTTCAAGGACGACGGACGTGAGGCTAACGGGAAAAAAGACTTTGAGGTACATTTCGGTAATAAGATCACCCGAACGTGGGAGCTCGATATAGCTCTCGGTGCCTAGCACAAGGGACCCATTTTCGAATTGGACCTTATCGACCCTTGACGAAAAAAGACTCGAGCCCTCGTATTTCTCTTTGAAATACGTAACCTGAGGGTCAGCACTCAGGGCTATATCCTCCTGGCCCAAAAAGGCTAAACTGGCACGGGAGGCCATCTCTAGTAAATGAAAACATTGTTTTCTGAAGAAAAAGTCTCAGGTGTTAAATCGTAGACCCCCAAGCCCATCTGCAATATGTAAAACGTTGTAATTTACAGCCAAAATTCTAAGTTCTTTGGCCGGCAAGTAAGCCTGACCTCCACAGTTGAGTCTCAAAAGCACCTGTTTGATTCGGCTAAAGTTGATTTGTCCATGAGGTTTTGGGGATGAAGGGTTTCCAGTGAATGCGTACATGTAAAACTTGCGTTGTGGGAAATTTGGATAGTGGTTAAAAGGTTCTATGGAACCTGCATATAGGGTATCTGTTGTATCGGTCGTGAAGAGGTCTTGGCCGTTGAAACTTAGTCCCAAACTCAACACCGCATTGTTTGTATAATCGTACGGAAGTTGGTTTGTCGGTTGTACTACAAAAAACATCTCACGAATAGGATTTTTAAAGTCTAAATTGAAGACGGCGGTTTGGAAATTGGGTAAGAGTCCCACGGTCTGGTACTGGCACTGGGTAATTAGGTAGTCGAGACGGGCGTTCTGGAACCAGCGAATCTCGGGGTCTGATAAGTAGACATAGTCTACTATGATTGTTGCTCCGAGAGTTGGGTTGGTCACGGAAACGGCAGTGAGTTCGTTAAAGTTTCGGAACGTTACGTGAACCTCCACGTCTTGTCTGGAGAGAGCCACGAGCGGAACGTAAAGCGCCGGATGGCCGTAAAAGTAAAAGGGTAAATTGACATAGTAAGTGCGCCCAGGCGGGTTGATGGTCGTCCCAGTGTCATTTTTACCCGTCAAAATCTGAAGGCCTGGTTGATTTTCGTACGAAACATAGAGGTCGTTCCAGAGTTCGATAAATTCACCTGTGAGTGTCTGGATGGTCTGACCGCCAATTTTGAGTTCAGCGCTCTTTATAGCCCAAGTACCGACCGAATCGTAGTATGGGAACGTTTGATCTGCTTGATTAATCGTGTTTGCTGCAATTGGATAAACAGCAATAAAAGTGTTCGAAAAAAGATTTGGAGAGGCGCTCGAACCACTGGTCGTCAATGAAATGGAATAAGTTTGTGTATAATCTGAAATGTATATTGGAATTTGAAAAGTATACGGTGGAAGAATACCGAGACTTACGTTGTAGGTTTGGGGCCCGAACGTTATACTCGTGACTGGGTCTTTTGTACAAATGGCTCCGGTGAGCATAAACGCCCCCACATTACTAAACTGTACACCTGTTGTTTGTTCTGCTATAAGAGTAGAGTTTCCAGTTTTTGTGAAGTTCGAAACAAGATTAAGAGGACTTGTGAGGGTGGTGGTTGAAGGACGAAACAAGAGGCCGTTTTGAGGCAAAACGTTAGAGTCGGTGACTGTACTCGCCGTGACACCAATCTTGTTAGCTATAAAATAAGACCCACCGAGTATAGAAGTGGATGTAGTTGTGGTGACGTTCATATAATAGTTGGCCGAAGTATCAGTTACGGCAAGAGGCATTGTGAACGCAAATGTAGGGTCACGACCTTGTACGCTCATGTCATAATTGTAAATCACGTTAGAGCTTTCCATGACGACGACGTTGGATACGTAGCCACTTGATAAATACATGACGCCAGTCATGAGATATTCACCTGTACTCGAAAAGACGACGTTTGAACCGGCCGTGAGCGTCATAGCACTTCCGCTTGTGGAAGCAACGTTTCCATACAACAGAATTTTAGATGGATTTGTACTTACCGTTACGGGAGTGGTTATTTTATAAACCTCGTCAACAGGGTTAACAGATATATAAGAATTTGATTGTAACTGTGTACCTGTACTTGTGATATAAAAGTAATATGTGTTTGATGTGCTTGTAACGTTCATGGGGATGACGGTAGGCATGGAAGGGTCCGGAGACACACGAAACGTGTATGTATACTCAAAATTGGGATTTACCGGAGCGCTTCCTTCAGTTGCTTCACTCGTGCTTGATCCAAAACTCAAAGTTTGAATAGAACCAGCCCCTAGATTAAAACCGGCTTTGAGTGCATAAAGACCAGTTTTTGAAAACTGAAGACGGCCTCCGGGTGTGGTTATAAACTTGGCGGTTGGAACTGGAGTTGTCCAGTACGCACTCGAACTTGAAACGCTAGACAAATTGAGAAACTGTTGACCGGACACGTTATAGGGTTGATTTAAGTATGTAAAAAATCCAGTCTTTGGATCGGCTGGCAAGGTTCCCGATGAACGCACCCATCCTGATTGTTCAAGAGTAAAATCAGCTGTACGCGTTGTTGTTACGTTATAGACCAAGTTTCCAGAAGCTGAAACAGAAGAGGCGGCCTTTGGATCAAGACCCCAAAACACACCAGATGCCAAATAATCACTACTGTTTTCAACCTCGACATTTGAACAATTTGTAAATACAAACTTATTGATGGACGCGTTGTAACTTATATACGTAGTCAAAGGGGTCACTAGCCACTCTGTTATATTTTGAGTTGAATAGGAAGTAACAAGCGTTGTGAGATAATATGTGGTCGTTCCGTTGATTCTAATATGAGGTTGGTTTACGTTTACTTCAGGAGCCGTTGGCCATGTCCAATCGGAACCCGGATTGTTGAGAGCCGGTAAATCAAGTTTCAGTGTCAAACCACGTATGAGGTCACCTTTTGCAGGAATTCTACATATGTTGTTTTGGCCATAACTCACTTGCTGATCGAGGAAAGGTATGTCATACGCTTCGAGAACGAAGGGTGTGTGACGGCGATAGACTCCTGAAAAGTAGGTGATTTGCGGACTTCCTGTGAGATATGCATCCTGTTGACCGATGGCCGCAAGCTGAATGTAGCCTGCGCTCATCTCTAGTAAGTTCAAAGGAAAAAAGAGGGCGCCGTAAGGCGCTTTTCCTTTGAAGTTATTTACACTCTACAAGTGCTTCGCACTTGGTCTGGCATCTCTAGTAAAGGAAAACGTTGTTTTCCGTCGGCGCTCCCGCGCCGCTGCGCGATAAATAAGTCCTACGGACTTCTTAGAATGACGCTTCAGCTCAGGAAGTTTGACCCGTCTAAGATGGCGGATGACAAAGTTTGCGTCTTTATAGGAAAGCGTGGGACCGGCAAGTCGACGCTCGTGACTGACATCCTTTGGCACAAGAAGCACATACCAGCCGGGATTGCAATGTCAGGGACAGAAGAGGGGAACGGGTACTATAAACAGTTTATCCCTGACCTCTTCGTCTATGGCGACTATAACAAGGAGGCTCTTGAGAAGATCATAGAGCGCCAAAAGAAGCTCCTGGCCGTCGGAAGGTGTCAGCCCGTCTTTATCCTCATGGACGACTGCATGTACGATCGGTCATTCATGAGAGACACGTGTATTCGTCAGCTGTTTATGAACGGACGACACTGGAAGATTTTCTTTATGATGACGACCCAGTACTGTATGGACATGACGCCCATGATTCGTACAAACGTCGACTACGTGTTTGCTCTGCGTGATAACGTCAGGCAGAATCGTGAGAACCTGTACAAGGCATTCTTCGGAGTTTTCCCGACGTTCGACCAGTTTTCACAGGTTATGGACGCCTGTACCGAAAATTACGAATGTCTGGTCCTGGACAATACTTCAAAGAGTAATCGAATCCAGGATTGTGTATTCTGGTACAAGGCGCCTATACGCCGAGGGTTTCATGTGGGCTCCCAGGCGTTTTGGCAGTATCATCAACGGCACTATAATCCCAGAGCAGTTGCTCAACCACCGGCACCAACGCCACAACGAAGGGGAGGGACAGTGATTGTCAAGAAGGCGCGTAGTTAAGAGAGGTTTCTTTTCAGAAACAGAATTAGATGTTGTCATACGACCCGAACGTGGCTGACATTGCGTCACCTATGCCGGTAGCAGAAGCATCAGTCGAGCAACCCAAGACAGAAAACAAACGAACTGTACCAACGGGTCTGATTCGGGAGGCGCCCATGGACCCTGAAAAAAACCTAGACGAATCTCAAATGGCGGAGTTTTCGTCGTCGATTGAGGAAGTCATGCCCGGTCCAGGCCGGATGATGCAGGATGAGGTTCAGGGGTCGCCCTACGAGCAGGCTCCACCACAGAAGCAGCAAAAGGCGACCAAGGGCTCTTCGGGCGCCTCGAAAAATCCATTCGGGCTGACGGATGAGCAGTGGTACGCCGCTCTGGCTGGTGTCGCAGCCGTGATCGCCTACTCCAAGCCAGTCCAGGGGAAGCTGAGCACGATGGTGCCCAAGTTTCTGGGGGACAACGGTGAGATGTCCATGACGGGTATGGCGGTGACGGCCCTGATTGCGGCCATCATTTTCTACTTTGCGAGACAGTTTCTCTCTGAGCGGGTCTAGAGACCAAGAGAGTCGCGCAGCGACTCCCCCTTGAGATTACCGGAGGTCCAGTGAACCTCTCGAAGCTGCGGCCGTCAAGCGAGGGGCAACTCCGTTGCCCCCTCAATCCCTCACCGTATCCCCACAGTACCGTCTCTCGCCCGATTTCACGTACAGTCCATTGTCTATACAAATCTTCTTTAGTTTTTCAAAATTCTCCCAAAATTTGATCGAGTGATCATACTCCGGCACAGTCATGTGAGCCAACTCGTGTATGAGCACATAAAATGCCGAGTTTACATCGTCTCCATCCAGGCAGATGTAAATTTCGTACCCTTTATTCACGTTGGAACCTATGACCCCATCCTTTTTCCCATGGAGACCCGTGATAATTGCTGGTTTCAGGACAGGATACCAAAGAGGATCCCCTGTCGCTCGAAGGATGTCCAAGGTCTTGAAGTACCGGTCCTTGAGTTCCGTGAGCATTTTAGGTTCGGAATTAGTGAGTATCACGCCCAGGATGAGTGGTACCATCAGGACCGGGGCCAAGTAGTTCATCGTCGGCCCCTCTAACATTCACAAAGACAAATTTTGTATACAAATCCGAGATGAGTCCGGTTGGCCTGGGTACCATAGGTTCCCACACGCGCCGCTCAAATCCCAAAGCCTTCAGGCGTTCGATAAGAACTGGGCCGTCCAAAAGAGGCTCCTCTTTGGGCCCGTCGGCGTAGAAGGGCCCGTCCATCAAACGGACAGACAGGCGGTCCCCAAGGATCTCGAATTGATTTCCTAAATTGTCCCTGAACCTCCCATGTTCGTTGGCCATATACATGGCTCGGTCCTTTTCGGGTGTTATACCTATGAGCAACCCACCGGGCTTGAGAGCCACCTTGATAGCCTTGAGGGAATGTTCGAGAACCGTTTCATTTTCAAAAATGTAGTGAAGTGAAAAGTTGTAACACACGACGTCAAAAGGTCCAGCAAAGGCTGCATGACGGATGTCGCCCTGACCAAGGAACCATACATTCAGACCCATTTCACTAGCTCGGCGTTCCGCCTCGTCAAGTGAACTATGGTCGGGATCTATGGCGGCCAGACGGACACGAGCCGCCTGCCACTTCCACCAGTCTCCTCCACGTCCACAACCACAATCCAGGACGTACATGTCGTTCTTGACCCACTGATTAATGAGTTGGCGTTTATAGTTGTTGTGAATTTTGCGGAGCGTTGAGATATCCATCTCAACGCGCGTTTCTAGACTTAAAAGAAAAATGCCTGTTAGTTTTAAATGGGTTCTCTTGAGCAGGATTACCTGACCGTGCCTGGACAGCTTTTTGCATGCATCTCATTTGTCGGCCCAGATCTGCCCCAGAAGAATGAGCAGCTGGGCCTGAAGATCCGTGGTTGCTTCCCGACCCGCGAGGAGGCGGCCAGTCACGCCAAGCGCCTCCAGAAGGATGACGCCCTCGTGGACATTTACGTGGTGGACATGTACAAGTGGCTCTTGATTCCACCAAAGCGCGAGGAGATTGAGGATGTTCACTACCAGAACGAGAAGCTCGAGGAGATTATGGTCAATTACAAGAAGAGTCAGCAGGCTGCTGCCGCCATGTTCGAGAAGCGTAAGCGGGACATGATGGCCAAGCCAATCGAGGGTTCTGACACGCCGTTCATCGAGCCAGGTGATGAGAACTCCAAGTTTTACACCAAGCCAGACGTTCCACCAATTCCCCACCCGGCCGATCTACTCGAGGACCTGAAGAAGGAGTTCCCAGAGGCTTCTATGGAGGAGCTGGTGGCCAAGGCGGATATTCGCGTCGCGGCCGAGGTTCTGAAGCGCAAGGAGGCGCAGGAGGCTGAGGACCGCGCAGCTGCCGAGCGCACCGCGGCGACCAAGGAGCCAATCATCGAGGAAGAGGAGGTTCCAGACGCCGCCTAAAATGTTAGCTATTAATAATGATATTTAAACTGATTGCAGTTGCGGTGGTTTTGTTCCTTTTGTACATGGCGTACAAACGGTTGCCACCCGCACCCGCAAGAATATCTCAAACTGTTGCCGCCTATGACAATCAGTTTGATGTATTCAGAGATATGGAACCGGCCGACCAGACTCGTGAGAATCCTTGGTTGGGTTTTCTTCAAGAGGATGTGCGTGTTCACCGCACAGGCCCTATAGGAGATTTTGTTGGCGCGGATTCCAAATCAGGAAACGCGCCTTTGTACCTAGTTACTTAGATTTTAGACTGAACAACAATGGGCCGCATACTTACAATAAGAACACCGATAACAACACCGAGAAGAATCAGACCGACGGGGTTTGTATTTTTCAAAAACTCAAAGGGATCATTCTTTTGCGTGGGCATCTCGAAATCGGGCTGAAACATCCGGTTCCGAGGGGGCTCTTGTACCGGCCACTCACTTTCGGACGGCGGTCCGTTTCTTGACTGGGACGGTTGGTCGCTTTTTGATAGGAACGGCAGGTTTTCCATCGTCGT